ATCAACTTAACGAGTCGGGGGTTTATGTCGCTAAGAACGGAAACGCCTCTCCCGAAAATGTCGGCTTTACCTGGAACGCGCTGGTCGGTCGTCCCTGGGGATACCTCGCGGAGAAATGGGCGCGGGCAACTATTGAATGGGAAACCAAGGCCGACCCGATCCCTCGAAAAATCTTCATCCAAAAAGAACAAGCTAGGTTTTATCAAGACGAGGTCGCGAACTACCAATCCGACTTTAAGGCCTCCGACTACCGAATGGGCGAGGCCTGGGAAGCCGAGGGGGGGGTTGACACTAAAACCCGAATCCTCGTCGACAAGTTCGACCCCGCCGACCCGAATCAAATCCGCCTCCGGTTCCTCACCGTCGATGTTCAGCGAAACGGCTTTTATTGTTTGGTCCGTTCCTGGTCTACCTCCGGCGCGTCCCGCCTTATCGCCTGGGCGTTCGTTTCCAGTTGGGAGGAGGTCGCCCAGTTCCGCGAGAAATGGGAGGTTAATAACCTATTCGTTTTCGTCGACGCGGGCGATAGGTCCGAGGAAGTGTTCCGCGCTTGCGGTCGGTTCGGCGGCTGGATCGCGACGCGCGGTTCGGCTAAGACCGAGTTCCCTTGGAAACTCAAAAGCCCGAAGGGGTTTAAGACGGTGTTCCGGTTCTACTCCCGGCCTCGCCCGGTGTCGACCGGGTCGACCGTCCGGCTCTATTACTTTTCGACCCTTAACTTTAAGGATGCCCTATTCCGGTTGCGCCTAACCGGGTTGCATACCTTCGCCGCCGACGCGGGGGACGATTACTCCGATCAAATGGCTTCCGAGGTCCGCCGCCGCCGTCGCGACGGCAAGCCGCTTTGGGAGCAAATCGGAAATCGAGCAAATCACCTTTTCGACTGTGAGGTTCTCCAACTCCTCCCGGCCTACCTCCTCCGCCTCGTCGACCGCCCAGGGAAAAAGCCGAAGGCGGCGGAAACAACCGAGGGAGAAAATCAAACGAACCCTTCGCCCGGTCCCGAAGCTTCGCCCGACGGCGAGGAATCGGAGGGTTGATTTATAGCGGTTAAGAATGGCGAAAGGACTTTTCACCGCGGAGAACGAGGCGACCTTGCTTTCGATTAAGGCCGACGCGCTCGCGGCTATTACCAAGGGTCAGTTGGTCGTCTCCTGGTCCTCGGCTGGAACCTCCGTCTCCAAGGCCTTCCCGGGGATCACCCCGCGCGAGGCTTACGAGGAGGCCGTTTTCGCCCTCCGCAAATTGAACCCCGCCGTTTACGGCTACGCGGTCCGGGCCGTCCAAGGCTCCCTACTCGGTCGCCGAATCGGTCGCTAATTTATGGCCCGCCCTAAGTTCTCGTTTTTCGACCGTCTCGCGTTCGCGTTCGGTCGTCCCCTTCCCCGCGCTAACGGCTCGGTCGCCGGGGGGAATTATTGGCAAGCGGGCCTTTCCCATTCGCGGGGATCGATGCAACACTCGACCCCGACCGAGGCCCGCAAGGAAATCTCGACCTGGGAACGCGTCGAACTTGTCCGGCAAACCCGCGCCCTCGAAAAGAACGCGGGGACGATGCGCGCGATTATCGACGCGTTTTCGACCTATTGCGTCGGCGACTCCGGGCGGATGCCGGAGGCCCAGTCCGACGATCCGACCTGGAACGAGGAAGCCGAACGCTATTTCGAAGCCTGGGCGACCCGCCCGGAAGTGACCAATCGCTTTAACCTCATCGAACTTCAAACGCTTGTTTGTCGGTCGATTGACCGAGACGGCGAGATTTTCGTCGTTAAGGTAGCCGACTGGAAAGGTCGCCCGCGCTTGCAAATTATCGAAGGCCACCGCGTCGGCTCCGGAACTGGTCGGGACGCTAACGACTTCCCCGACGGTATCCGAACCGATCGCTACGGTCGCCCCCTGGAATATCGAATCCTTACGCAATACGGACAGCGCGACATTGCGGCGAACGCGGTTCTCCATATTTTCGAGCCGGACTCGGTTTCCGGTTCCCGGGGTATCCCTCCCCATTCGACGGCCCTCTCGGGTTTGCAGGATATCAACGAGCTTCTCGGACAGGAAATCCGCAACGCGAAGATCGCGGGCGAGGTTATCCGAATGATTATCCGCGACTCGGGCCAAGCCGACGACGACGATATCCTCGCCGCGGGCGGGGCGGTCGCGGCTAACCCCGCAAGCCCGGACGACAAATCCGCCCTCGCGGAGTCCGGCGGGATTACCCTTTTCGGCAAGCCTGGGGAGGAAGTTAAGCAAATCGAATCTAACCGCCCCTCGCCTAATCTCCTCGCCTCCCTGGACTGGTTGACCCGGTCCTCCCTCTCCGGCTCCGGTATCCCGGCGGAGTTCCTATTCGACCCGGCCCGCGCGGGCGGAGCCGCGACCCGAATGATTGTCCAGCGCGCCGCCCGCCGTTTCGCGACCCGCGGCCTTTGCCTCGACCAGAGGTTTATGACCCCGGTGTGGGGTTTCGTTATCGGTTCGGCAATCAAGTCCGGCGCGCTCCGCCCGGTTAAGAACTGGAACCGCGTCGCTTGGATTTCCCCGAAGTCCCTAACCGTCGACTTCGCCCGCGATACGAACGCGAACCTTAAAGAACTCGCGACCGGGACGAAGCTCCTCTCCGACTACCTCGCCGAAACTGGCGGCAACCTCGACCGCCACCTGGACAAGCGCGGCGAGATCGCGGCGAAGATTACCAAGGCCGCGGCTAAGTGGGGCGTTCCGGAATGGAAGATTTACAACCCGCTTCAAACGATCGTCTCGGCGGGGGCGGATACCGCCGCGGGGATTATCTCCGGCGAGGCCGTCGCGCCGGACGACCCGGCTACCCCGAAGGAACCCGACCCGGTTACAAATATCGCCGACGACGACCCCGAGACGATCGCGCCGGAGTCGCCTACCGACGAACCCCTCTAAACCGTTAACCAATGTCCTACCTTTCGCAAATCAAGTCCGGTCCGTTTAACCTTATCCTGGGCGACCAGGCTAAGACCTGGACCGAGGAAGCCGCCGACAAACTCGCGCAAATCGAGCGCGCGGGCGGATTGGGCAAGGCCCGCGCCTCCGGCCTCCTCGACCTCCTCTCCGCCTCCTCGCCGACCGCGGAGCAAATCGGCCCGGTCGGGGTCGTTCACATTAAGGGACCAATCGGGAAAGGCCTTTCCAAGGTCGACCTAATCCTCGGCGCGACCGACCTAAACACGGTCGAAGCCGACCTCGAAAGGTTCGCCGCCGACCCCTCGGTTAAATCCATTCTCCTCGATATCAACTCCCCCGGCGGGACCGTCGCCGGAGTCCCCGAGGTCGCCGCCCTGGTCCGTCAAATTAACGAGACTAAGAAGGTCGTCGCCTTCGGCAACGCCGCGTCCGCGGCTTACTGGATCGGTTCCCAGGCCTCCGAGTTCCTAACGACCGCCTCCGCCCCCGCGATCGGTTCGGTCGGGGTTTTCGTCCCCCACCTTGACCGGACCGGGGAATTGAAGGCTAAGGGAATCTCGGTCGAGGTCATTAAGTCCGGCAAATATAAGGGACAAATCCCAGGCCTTCCCCTTTCCGAGGAAGCGCGCGCCGCGATCCAAGCCGAGGTTATCGACCTTCATAACGAGTTTAAGGCCGATGTTCTCGCGGTCCGTTCGCGAATCAACCCCGACGACTTGGAAGGGCAAACCTTCACCGGGAAGCGCGCCGCCGCCCGCGGCTTCGTTACCGGACTCGTCCGCAACCGGGCCGAGGTTCTCGCCCGCCTAGGCGCGTTCGAACCTAAGTCCGGCAAGCCTGGGGTTAAGGCCTCCGGCTCCGCCCAGGCCTCCGCCGCCCCTCTCGCCGCCGCCGCGCCTACCTCCGTCGAGGTTCCCGATTACGCGATGGAAGCCGCCTCGCGCGGCCTTGAATGGCACGCGGAAGGGAAGTCCGGCGACGGTGTCACCGACCAAACGATTTCCGAGGCCCGCGAGATCGCGGCGGGTCGAATCTCCGTCGACAAGCTTCGCCGAATGTCCCCCTGGTTTAACCGTCACCTTCCCGACCTCGACGCTCCGGCGAACAAGCCGGACGACGAGAACTTCCCCGGAGCCGGGGCGGTTGCCTGGGCCTTGTGGGGCGGACCTACCTCCGGCGAGGTAATGCGAACGGCTCAATGGGCCGAGACTAAGGTTCAAATTATCGACGC